TGGTTGGCAATATGGGTAGTGATCAACGCTTTGATTATACTTGCCTCGGTGATACTGTCAATCTAGCTTCACGTTTGGAGGGGCAGAGTAAGCCATATCATGTGAAGATGGTGATCGGTCCGCAGACTTACGAGTATGTGAAGGACGAGTATCTATGCTTAGAGCTTGATTGTCTAGCCGTTAAAGGTAAAACAAAAGGCGTTAACATATACACTATCGTAAACAAGAACGGACTTAACATAGCTTTCGCTCGCGCGCACGGGGAGTTTCTGATGCACTATCGCGAACAGAACTGGGATAAGGCGTTAGAATATGTACCCTACGTCGAAAATGCTTTCGAAGGCGAAATGAAAGAGTACTATGCTATGATGGTCGAGCGTATCGAAGAATATAAAGCCAATCCACTACCGAAAGATTGGGATGGCGTCTATAGAACGAATTCCAAATGAATAAATAGGGGAGCACAGATTCTGGAGTTCCCACATGGCTAAAATTACTTCTAGAGAAAAATTTAAAGAGTATATCCTACGTCGTTTAGGTTCTCCTGTAATTGACATCAACGTGGATGACGAACAGATTGAAGACCGTATCGACGACGCATTACTTAAATATCGTGACTATCATTTCGATGGTATGCAGCATGTGTATTATCCGTATCAACTAACGCAAACGGATATCAACAACCAATATGTTACGCTTCCGGAAGATTTCGTAGGCGTAACTCGCATTTTTGATATTAACGATTCGTTCGGCGCTATGAATCTGTTCAATATCCGTTATCAGCTTCACCTAAACGAACTGTTCAATATTTCCAGCGTATCGGTCACACCATACGTCGTAGCGATGCGTCATATCGAGTTTCTTGAGGAAGTATTCGTAGGTAAGAAACCTATCCGCTATAATCGTAATACCGATAAGCTTTATATCGACATGGCTTGGGATGACGATACAGTAGCAGGTCAATTCATTATGATCGATGGTTATCGTGAGGTTAATCCAGAAGAGAATCCTGATGTATGGGACGAACCATGGCTTAGACAATACGCTACTCAGCTTGTTAAGCGCCAGTGGGGTGAGCATCTTAAGCTATACGAAGGCATGAACCTTCCAGGCGGCGTTACGTTTAATGGTCAGAAGATCTGGGATGAAGCTCAGGAAGAAATTCAAAAGCTCGAAGATACAGTAATTAACGATTACAGCTTGCCTGTTACGGACATGATTGGATAACAATGGCAACGAACAAGTATTTCCGTCCGTTCACCTTTGGTCGTCAACAAGATCTGGCTGAAGACCTAATCGTTCAGTCGATTAAGATCTACGGTATCGACGTGAAATATATGCCGCGCACGCTCGTGAACCCTGACGCATTACTCGGTGAAGACGCTTCTTCTGCATTCGAAGACGCTATCGACATCGAAATGTATATTAAAAACACTCAGGGGTTCGAAGGCGAGGGTGATTTTCTTTCTAAGTTTAATCTAGAAATCCGCGACTCGATTACGTTTGTTATGGCTCGTAAGCGTTGGGAGCAGGTGTCTAACGAAAAGGTTCTTACCGAAGTAGGCTACAATATTCAGCTCGAAGACGCTAACACAAACGAATGGGGTAACAGTAACGCATTGCGTTTGGAAGCCGGGCAATCAGAACTTTATCAGACGATTCACTCGCGCCCGTACGAAGGTGACTGGATTTACTTTCCTCTGAATAGAAAGCTATATGAAATCAAGTTTGTAGAAAACGAGCAGGTATTTTATCAGCACGGTAAGCTTTACACATACGAACTAAATTGCGAACTCGTAGATCGTCTCGGTACTATTGCTACGGGTAATACGGAAATCGACGCTATCGGTACTCTTTACGATCCGGATATCCTACAGTACCAGATCACACTAGAAACCGGAAACGGAACTGGTTCGATACTCAACGAAGACGGCGAATCTATTTTGTGGGAATACAGAATCGAAACACAAGACGCTTTGGCTAATAACGAATACTTCACCACGAAATCGATTGATTATCTCGATTTCAGCGAACGCAACCCATTCTCTGAAGTGGATAGATATTAATGTTTGGATCACAGTTTTATCATCAGTCGCTGCGTAGATATGTTATCATGTTTGGTAATATGTTTAATGACATCGTTATTCGTAGATACGATACGGCTAATAATAACATCAGCGCAGTTGCTGTTCCTCTTGCTTATGGTCCTAAGGAAAAGTTTTTAATTCGCACGACACAAGATCCTGACCTAACACAACCAGTGGCTATTCAGCTGCCTCGTATGGCGTTTGAAATGACTACGCTTAATTATGACGGGCAGCGTCGCCTTGTTGGTTCTAATCGTAATGTTAAAGTCACTACGACCGACGAAGATAAGCTAGACTATAACTATATGCCAGTTCCTTATGATCTACAGTTCAATCTATACGCATATGTGCGTAATGCAGACGATGGTGCACAGATACTTGAACAAATTGTTCCTTATTTTGGCCCTGAATGGACTAACAGTGTTCATGTTGTTCCTAAAACGAGCATAACGATTGATGTTCCAACGATACTTAATACCGTGTCTATAGAAGACACATATGAAGGAGATTTTAATACCCGCAGAGCTTTGATATACACTTTCGACTTTACTGTAAAAGCATATTTCTATGGTCCTACTCGTCGTCAGGGAGTTATCAAGCGCACTCAAATTGATTTCGGTATCGTTACTGGTAACAACTACAATAAAATCACACTCGAAGATATCGCTCGCACTGGTCGTAGTTCTCGTATCGTTATCACTCCCGGATTACTAGCAAATGGTAGCCCAACAACTAACAGCGCCGCATCTATATCATACAACCAAATAGAAGCCACAGACGACTATGGATTCTGCGCAAACACATTTTTCTATACTGATGGTAAGAAATATAATCCTGTGACTGGAAGTGATCAATGATTAATGATAAAACGAATTTCGAAACGAGCGTAGAAAATGCTCTAGGATTACCTAGTTCAGCGCCCATGGTACAACCATTAGCACCAATAGAGGTGGACCCTAATGCGGATATTGATGACGATTTTGCTAAGGTTAGAAATAATCTTCACCAGATTATTCATAAAGGTAACGATGCACTCGAAGAGGCGCTCATGGTTGCGAAAACATCAGAACACCCACGCGCATTTGAAGTCGTCGGACAGCTTATCAAAACAATGGTAGATGCTAATAAAGATCTATTAGACATTCAAAAGAAACTAAAAGAGCTTAAGAAATCGGATGATACTAGAGCTCCTACTCAAAATATCCAAGCTGAAAATGCTATTTTCGTGGGAACCTCAGCCGAGTTGCAGGCATTGATTAACGGGCGTAAGTAATGGCTGTCAAAACATATCTAGGTAACCCTAATCTTAAAGCTGTTGGTGTCATACATCAATACACCAAACATGAAGCTGACGAGTATATCAAGTGCGCCAAAGATGTAGAGTACTTCGCTCGTAACTACGTTAAGATCGTCAACGTGGATCTTGGTCTTATGCCATTTAATATGTGGGACTTCCAAGCGAAGATGCTCCACACATTCGCTAACAATCGCTTTTCTATCTGTAAGCTTCCTCGTCAGGTCGGTAAGTCTACGACATCGGTTGCGTATATTCTTTGGTTAGTTCTTTTCACAGATCAACAGAACGTTGCTATCCTCGCGAACAAGGGAGCGCTCGCGCGAGATCTGTTAGCTAAACTACAACTTGCATATGAATATCTTCCAAAATGGTTGCAGCAAGGCGTTGTTACTTGGAACAAAGGTAACATCGAGCTTGAGAATGGTTCGAAAGTTCTAGCTGCTGCTACATCATCGAGCGCCATCCGTGGTGGATCGTTTAATCTAATCTTCCTCGACGAGTTCGCCCACGTTCAGCGAAATCTAGCCGATGCGTTTTTCGCTTCAACCTATCCTACGATTTCATCTGGTAAAACTACCAAGATTATTATCGTATCAACTCCTCTCGGCATGAATCATTTCTTCAAGATGTGGACAGATGCTAGTGAGGGTCGTAGCGAATATGTTCCTGTAGAAATTATGTGGAATGACGTACCTGGTCGCGACGAACAATGGAAACAGCAAACTATAGCCAACACCAGCGAAGAGCAGTTCCGTCAGGAGTTTGAGTGCGAATTTATTGGTTCATCAAGCACTCTTATACACCCAATGAAACTGCGTGAGCTGACTTGGACCACACCAATAAAAGATAAGTGGGGTTTGGACATTTATAAAATGCCAGATGCTCGTAGGTCTTACATTGGCGTATTCGACGTTTCTGAAGGCGTAGGTAACGACTATTCAGCGCTTTCTATCATCGACGTGACAGAATTTCCGTACATACAAGTTGCTAAGTATCGAAGCCGTGACATCACCCCTTTGATGTTTCCCGACGTGATCTATCGTTTCTGTAAGTTCTACAACAACGCATATGTTCTAGGCGAAACAAACAATATCGGTCAGCAGGTCGTCAACTCGCTGTTCATGGATCTCGAATATGAGAATGTTATAGCCACGTTCACTAAAAATAAAAATATAAAGGTTGGTGGTGGATTCAGTACTCGTTCGGCTTTCGGTATTCGTACAACGAAATCTGTCAAGAAAATCGGTTGCTCGAATCTAAAAACTATCATCGAGAGTAATAAATTAATCATCAACGATTTTGAAACTATCGAAGAACTGACTACGTTCGTTGAAGATAAGGATACGTACAAAGCCGAAGAAGGTTGCCACGATGATTTGGCGATGACTTTAGTACTTTTTGGATGGCTGATAACCCAACCATATTTTAAAGACTTAACCAACAATGATATTCGTCGTAATTTAGCTAACGAAACGATGAAAGACGTCCACGATGACCTGCTTCCAGCAGGTTTTATCGACGATGGTGGTTCCCAACATTCAATGGAAGACTCTTTCGATGATGGAGTCGAGACTATGGCTTTATGATAAAATCGCTGTTTTTATAAATAAAACCAGTAGAATTCATGGTGCGAAGCATACCTTCGTTTTATAAAGGAGATAAGTCCGATGGGTTTCCAAGTTTCTCCAGGAGTTAATGTAAGTGAGATTGATCTCACAACAATCATTCCTGCCGTAAGCACTACAACTGGTGCGTTTGCGGGTCATTTTAGTTGGGGTCCTGTAGGGCAACGTGTCCTAGTAGACTCTGAAGATACGCTTGTTAAGAATTTCTTAAATCCTGGCGCAAATACTGCCGTAGATTTTTTCGTAGCTGCTAACTTTCTTGCATACGGCAATGCTCTATATACAGTTCGCGTTGTCAATGAAAGCGGCACAAAATCTTCGAATACGGCACGCGCACGTAATGCGATATCTAATCAGGCAAACTCTTTAAACACAATAATCAAGAATAACGAAGATTATAACGCAAACTATGTCACTGGTATTACTGGCGTAGGTAACTGGGTTGCTAAGTATCCAGGAGTTCTAGGAAACTCACTAAGAGTTTCTGTTTGCGGCACTGCAAACGCATATACTAGCACTCTTACAGGTACTGTTACATTTACCAGCAATAGCACTGCTATGACTGGTACGGGTACTCAGTTTACTAGACAATTGTCTGTAGGTGACGTTGTTGTTGCTGGACCAGACCGCACACTAGTAAAAGTTGCTAGTATCACAAGCAATGTTGCTGTTGTACTTCAAGCTAAGTATCAGGGTAACACTGCAACAAGTCAAAGTAGCGTAGAACGTCGTTGGGAATATGCTGATTATGCTCCAGGTGCTCCAGGAACTTCTAAGTTTGCTGGTGACAATGGAAGCACTAATGACGAAATGCATGTTGCTGTTATCGACGCAAAAGGACTATTCACAGGTGTTGCTAACACGATCGTTGAATTTTTCCCAGCTCTTTCGAAAGCAGCGCTTACTAAGTCAGAAAATGGCACAGATATCTATTACAAGAATTACATAAACAAGAATTCTCGTTATGTCTGGTGGGCAAAACATATCCTAGGTACAAACACAGGCAAGAATTTTAATGCCGCTGTGAATTTTGGAACTGGCTCTCAATCTTTAGTGACTACTGACACACTATACAATGGTCGTGACGGAGCAGCACCTCGTGCAGCCGATTATGTAAATAGTAATAATCTGTTCAAGAATGCTGAAGAAGTCGACGTTTCGTTGATTCTAGGTGGATGTGCTGGACAAACGGTAGCATTGCATCTTATCAACAATATCGCAGAATATCGTAAAGATTGTATTGCGGTTCTTTCTCCACCACAAGCTGCTGCTGTTAATAACAGTGGATATTCTGGTGCTGAAGTTGATAGTATGACTACGTTCCGTAATTATCTTCCATCATCATCATATGCTACTATGGACTCTGGTTGGAAACTACAGTACGATAAGTATCGTGACGTTTATGTCTACGTTCCTTGCAATGGTGACGTTGCTGGTACTATGGTACGTACAGATATCGACCGTGATCCTTGGTGGTCTCCAGCTGGATACAATCGTGGTCAAATCAAAAATGTAATCAAGATGGCTTACAATCCAGGTAAAGCAGACCGTGATCAGCTTTACAAGAAAGGCATTAATCCAATCGTAACGTTCCCTGGAGAAGGTACGGTTCTATTCGGTGATAAGACAATGTTGACTAAGCCTTCAGCATTTGACCGTATCAACGTTCGTCGTCTATTCATTGTTCTTGAAAAGGCAATCGCTACTGCTTCAAAGTACACATTGTTCGAATTCAACGATGCTTTCACTCGTGCTCAGTTCCGTTCACTTGTTGAACCATTCCTTCGTGACGTACAGGGTCGTCGTGGTATCACTGACTTCCGTGTAGTTTGCGACGAAACAAATAACACACCAGAAGTCATCGATCGTAACGAATTCATCGGAGACATCTACATTAAGCCTGCTCGTTCAATCAACTTCATTCAGCTGAATTTCGTAGCCGTTCGTACGGGAGTAGATTTCACTGAAGTTGTTGGAAAGTTCTAAATGGCGGAAATAAATACTATAAACAATAGGGAGAATAAAAATTATGCCCTTTAATGTAACAACTTTCGCTTCACAAGGACTACCTTTTGTTGTAGCAAGAGCTTCGTTATTCGAAGTCTTCATGACGTTGCCAACAAGAATTCAGTCACCGACGGCTGAAGCTCAGTTTCGCTTCGTATGTAAGGCAGCGCAGCTTCCATCATCAACATTGGGGACTGTAGAAGTCCCCTATTTTGGTCGCAAGATTAAGATGGCTGGTAATCGTACATTCGACAACTGGACTGTAACAATTATGAACGATGAAGATTTCCTCGTTCGTAATGCATTCGAGAAGTGGAGTTCATTAATCAACAATCACAACAACAATGTGCGTGACGTTGGTATGAGCAGCGAATCGGGACAGAATTCGTATCGTTCAATAGCAACAGTCCGTCATTATGCCAAATCTGGTGTATTTAATGGTGGCACTGTTTCAGGTGATGCTGCTATTCCAACTCGCGAATACGATTTCATAAACATTTTTCCAGTATCAGTCAGTAATATCGATCTTGCATGGGAAACAACTGATGCTATCGAAGAGTTCACCGTTGAATTTGCATACGATTACTGGAACGTTGCTAAAGACGTCAACGGTAGAACAATTACTTCTTAAGTTGATTGCCTCTTCGATATTATTACTTACTTGAAGGATTATAAATGGCAATCGAATTGTTTGGCTTCCGTATTGGGAAGACTGAGGAAGAAATCGAGAAAAAGGCAGTCTCGGTTCCTTCCTTTGCTCCTCCACCTAATCTTGATGGCTCGATGGAAGTTGCGCCTGGTGGCGCTTACGGAACATACGTCGATTTAGAAGGTACTGCTAAAAACGAATCTGAACTGGTTACTAGATATCGCGAAATGGCGATGTACCCAGAATGCGAATCTGCAATCGACGATGTCGTTAACGAAGCTATTATTACTGATGAACGTGACGAGCCAGTAACAATCAATCTTGACAAACTAGAACAACCCGATAGCGTAAAGAAACGCATTGAGGAAGAATTCGCTAATATCATCGATCTGCTAGATTTCAATAACATGGCATATGATATTTTCCGTCGTTGGTATATCGACGGTCGTTTGTTTTATCATATAATGATTGATAATGAAAAGCCTCGTATGGGTATTCAAGAACTACGATATATCGACCCTCGTCGTATTCGTAAGGTTCGTCAGCCTCTACGACGCACTCCTATTGTAGGCACTAATTCTAAGCTTATCGTTCCTGCTTACGAAGAATACTATCTATACAATCTTGCAGGAATGACGCAAGGAACAATGACACAAGGTGTCAAGATTTCCAAGGACGCTATTTGCTACGTTCACAGTGGCAACTTAGACGCCCGTAATCGTATGGTGCTTTCGCATCTACACAAAGCGATTAAACCCCTCAATCAGTTGCGTATGCTTGAAGACGCGGTAGTTATCTATCGTCTCGCTCGCGCACCTGAGCGCCGCATTTTCTATATCGACGTTGGTAACTTACCAAAAGCAAAAGCTGAACAGTATGTGCGTGATATGATGGTTCGTCATAAGAATCGTCTCGTTTATGACGCAGATACTGGCGCGGTCAAGGATGCTCGTAAGTTCATGACTATGCTGGAAGACTATTGGCTTCCTCGTCGTGAAGGTGGGCGCGGAACTGAAATCACTACATTGCCTGGAGGTGAGAACCTCGGACAGATGGAAGACGTAGAATATTTCCGTAAGAAACTTTACAAGTCACTATCTGTTCCTATTTCACGTTTAGAATCAGATGGCCAGTTTTCACTTGGTCGTGGTAGTGAAATTTCTCGTGACGAAATCAAGTTCGCTAAGTTCATCGAGCGCCTACGCGACCGTTTCGGACATTTGTTTGACCATCTACTAGAAATCCAGTTGCTTCTTAAGGGTGTTATGACCCGTGAAGAGTGGAAAGATATTAAGAATGGTATCCATTATGATTTCCAACGTGATAACTATTATGCTGAAATCAAAGAACAGGATGTACTGAATAATCGTCTTGGCGTTCTTGGTGTTGTTGACGCATACGTCGGTAAGTATTACTCGCAAGAGTGGATTCGTAAGAACGTTCTTCGTCAGACTGAAATAGAAATCAAAGAAATCAATAAGCAGATCGAAGAAGAAGGTGCTGATCAAAGCGAAATGGACATGCAGCAACAGCAGCATGACCAAGATATGCAACAATCTCAGCAACAACTTGCTATGAAAGATATGGAGATTAAGTCTAAAGAACTAGATGCTAAAGCTGCTTCATTGAAGAAACCAGAACCTACTGCTAAAGCTGTTCCTACTAAACCACAGAAAGTAGAAATCAAACTTTCTGGTGATGCTAAGAAAAAAGCTACTGTGAAAAATGAAGAATTCGTTCCTTTATCTGAAGAAGATAAACGACTTATCGAAAGTATGACTAAAGCTATAGAAAAGGTATCAAAAGAAGATCTAGAAAACGTGGAAGAGTTCAGGGATGAACTGTAATCATGGAAGAACTAGAAAAGGCAAAGCTCCTTTCTGTTGCCACTAAGCTTGCCCAAGCTCAGATTCAAGAAGTTCGCGAAGAGCTTCTTGAACAACTAAACTCAATCCAAATTCCTGAAGCTATTAATGGTCTCGATGGTCGAGGCATAACAGACGCACGTATATTTGAAGGTCAGCTGATTTTTCAACTAAGCGATGGTGTTCTCGTAACAGCTGGATCTGTTATGGGTGAGCAAGGTCCAGTGGGTCTCACGGGCGCGCAAGGCGAAAAGGGTGATAAAGGAGAACAAGGCCCAACAGGCGATACCGGTGCTACAGGTGAAATCGGATTAGAAGGACTACGAGGCGTAAAGGGAGATAAAGGAGATAAGGGTGATACAGGACAACAAGGTGAACGAGGAGAACAGGGTGAGCAGGGAGTTCCTGGTCAACGAGGGCAGCGTGGAGAGCGCGGCGAACAAGGAACGTCAGGTGTTGACGGAGCCGCTGGACGTGATGGAGCAAAAGGCGAGACAGGAGAAAGAGGTCCTCAAGGCGTATCTGGCGGAGATGGAAAAAACGGAAAGAATGGCAAAGACGGAAAAGACGGTGCTACTGGGTTAACAGGTGACAAAGGTGATAAGGGTGATCCTGGCGAAAAAGGCGATAAAGGTGATCCTGGCTCTGATGCAGAAGTATCTAAACTAGAAAAGAAACTAAGTGAATTTAGTGAACAGGTTGATAAGAGACTATCAAAGGTAGCTTTCAATGTGGCTGCTAAAGGTGGTCCAGCTGGATCTGGTGAAGTAAAGTTATATCGTTTAGATGATGTAGATTATAGTAGCGTTAAACTTCCTACCGATGGTCAAGCACTCGTATGGAATGTTTCTATCGGAAAATGGGCAGCTGGAACTGTTGCAAGCGGTGGTGGATCATCAAATCAATTAGTCAACGGATCATATAATGTCACACTACAAGCAAACAGTGCATTAAAATTACCAAGTGGTGTAAAATTACTGTCTGGGTATCCTGGATATGGATCGTATATCAATAATACTGCATCTTTAGCTGGAGAATACGTTTATCTAAGCAGTGCTAATGGATATGCTTATATCGGTGTAGAAAATCAATTACCTTCTATCGGTACTGGTTCAAGCCTTTGGTTTTTCAACGCAAACGGTAGTATAACATTTCCAGACAACACGGTCCAAACTACTGCATACACGGGAAGTGCAGCATACCTCCAAGTTGCTAATGCAAACGCAAAGTTCGCTACCAAAGCTTATGCAGCATCAAACACATATGTCAAATCTACTTTAGCAAATACCAATTCATATATTGCTACAAAAGCTTCGTGGTCATCATTAACTGGAACTAACACAGCTATTCGTGCGCTTGCGACAACAAAATTAGCTGTAGCAAACGCATTCACCAAACTCACAAAATTTGCAGCAAACACTTCTGCTGTAACTACGATAGCTTCGAGTGTTAAACTAAATGATGCTATAACTACAAACCCAGATGGATTATTAGCCATAACATTACCTGATGGTTCTATAGTAAAAATTCCTTATTGGAATTAACATTATGGCTAAATAATACTGAATTTTATAAATAGACTACAAATGAGAGGTTCAACGTGGAACAGATTTATAACGCTATTCAAGCAGCTGCCGACCAGAACGCGAGTGGATTTCGCGACGCTATTGATGCAGCACTAGCAACTAAGATTCAAGATGCACTCGAGATAAAGCGTATCGAGATTGCTTCAACAATGTTTAACGCTCATTCAGACGAGCAGGCAGAACAGGAGATTGTTTCGGATGAAGACGTTTAAGCAGTTACGCGAAGCAGTCAGAGCAGCTAACCCTGAAGCTGCTGCTCTTAAGCCTCGCGCGAAAGGCGAGCAAGATTTCTATAATCAGCACACAAAAACAGTAACGGATTATCCTGTATCTGGTGAAGGCGGAACAACTACAAAATCAGCTCATCAACCAATGAATGCTGATCGTGGTCCTATCGAACAGGGAACGTCTAAGCTTGGTGATAAGTCTGGATTCAAAGGTCAGCAAACACCAAAGAATATCGCCGATACTGCTAGACAGGGTGATCTTAAGCCAGTTCGGTTGTCACCATCTGCTGTTAAAGAATCTGTATTCAAAGCTGTCACAGTTTCAGAATCAGAAGAAGATAGCATTTTCATTGGTTTCATGAACGGTGATTCTGCTACAATCAACGAAGATACTTATCAGGCAATTCAGGATGTGTTTGAACAACTAAGTCTTGATAATCAGAAAATTTTCCATACAGCCGTCAACGAAAGCGCAGAATCGTTTGAACGAATCTTAGACTTCGTCGTTGCAACATATGAGGAAGAATAAGAAATGGCTGCTGTTTCCAATAACGAAGGTGTGATGAACAAACACAATAAAGGTGGTTGGGTCATTGCGAAATTCCATAACAGTGGCGGAATCAAATTAAATGCCGCTGATACTACTACAGGCAGTGGTGTTCCTGTATGGGGAGCAAACTCTGCTGGTGAAACTGTTCGTTCAATGAATATCATTTCAGCCGATGTTAACTGTGGTGGTGCTAATAGCGTGTATTTTGAAATCAAACGCGGCGCAAGCATGGTTCTTGTTCTTTCTGGTCAAAGCTTTCATGATTTTTCAGATAGTCGCCTTATTGATAACACAACTGCTATGGCTACATCTAACGTAACCGTTACTAAAGTTGGTGTTGGACCATCTACTCTTATCCTCAAGTTGCATAAACAAGTAGCTATCACAGGAGGCTCGTCATACTAATGAAACTCATCTGTGAAGTCCACGAAGAACTTAAAGTCATTACAGAAAATAATGAAGTAACAGGTGAAAAGAACTTTTTCCTCGAAGGTATCCTTATGCAGGGTAACTTGGGAAACAAGAATGGTCGAATGTATCCTACTCCTATTCTTGCTAAGGAAGTTTCTCGTTATAATCGCGATTTCGTAGAACAGAATCGTGCATATGGTGAGCTAGGTCATCCAACAGGACCTACTATCAACCTAGAACGAGTATCACATATGATTAAAGAACTACGCCAAGACGGAGATAACTTCATTGGTAAGGTTAAGATCATGGACACACCTTACGGAAATATCGTAAAGAATCTTATGAAAGAAGGAGCCAAGCTCGGTTTCTCTTCACGCGGCATGGGTAGTCTTATTAAAAAAGGCGGTCTTATGGAAGTTCAGAATGACTTCTATTTGGCTACTGCTGCTGATATCGTTGCTGATCCATCTGCTCCTCACGCACTCGCGCACGGGATCATGGAAGGCAAAGAATGGGCTTGGAATAATGGCATCCTCGTAGAAAAGGATGTTGAAGAAATCAAAGAAGAAATCGAAAAAGTATATATGAGCTCAGCAGATCGTGAGACTGTTTTGCTTAATGCTTTCAATCGTTTTCTTAAGAAATTCTAAATAATGTCGTTTTTATAAATAAACTAGAAGATAATTCTATAACCCTGAGGGAGAATATCAATATGTCAGTTCAGGACACAAATGTCGATAAGCTCGACATGCAAGAAGCAAAGAAAGCGAGCTACGGCGTTGAAGCTGAGGTCGCTGAACCTACTGGAACTCGTGCTGCTATTCCAGGTGGTACTCAGAATACAGGTGATGCATCCAACCCCACTCAGGGTTCAGGCATTAAGCCATACACTAAGGTAGGTATGATCAACTCGATGATCGGTGCTCTATCTGGCATGAAAAAGGCAGAAGTGTCTTCTATGTATGATAAGTTCAAGGGAGACTCAGCTAATCCAATGCAGGGTTCTTCTGTTAATCCAAAGCAGCGTTCAATCGGTGAAGAAAAGCTTCCTCGTATGACTGCTTCAGATATTGAAATTTCTGACGATATCAAGGCAATCTTTGCTGGTACAGAAGTTTCAGAAGAATTCATCGAAAAGGCTGCAGAAGTATATACAGCAGCTGTTCTTGCTAAGGTCAATGAGCAAATTGAATCACTTGAAAATAAGTTCGAAGATTCACTAACAGAAGAAATCTCAACTGTTAGCGAAGGTCTTGTAGAACGTGTTGATTCATATCTTGATTACGTTGTTGAGCAGTGGATGGAAAATAACTCTGTTGCTATCGAGCGTGGTCTTAAGGCAGAAATCGTTGAGTCATTCATGTCTGGTCTTAAGGGTCTGTTCGAAGAACACTATATCGACATTCCAGACGACGCTGTTGCAGTAACAGAAGAACTCGCTGATCAGGTTGAAGTTCTCGAAGCTGCTATCAACGAGGAAATCGAAAAGAACGTTGAGCTTTCTGCTCAGCTAAAAGAATTCGAACGTGCATTTGCGTTCGCAGAAGTTTCAGAAGGCCTGACAGATACGCAAGTTGCAAAGCTGCAGTCACTTTCTGAGTCCGTAGACTTTGAAAGCGTTGATACGTATAAGAAGAAAATCGGAACTCTTCGTGAGAGCTACTTCCCTTCAAAGTCTTCGGCCGGGATTTTGTCCGAAAGCGTAACTCTCGATGAGGAACCAGTGGGCGATGACGTCGCTGAAAAGCAGGTTCCGGTTGAAATGGCTGCCTACATGAACGCGATCACTCGCGGTATCAAAAAGTAATTTTTTTAAGGAGAAATAAAATGCAATCTCTGAATGAGCAAATTCAGAAAAAGTGGCAGCCAGTTATGGAACATCCTGATCTGGCTCCAATCAAGGACGTCCACAAGCGTAGCGTAGTTGCCCAGCTTCTTGAGAATCAGGAAAAGGCTGCTCGTGAAGACGGTTTCGGTTCAGGCGGTTATCGTGCTCCAGGTCTCTTGGGCGAAGCTGCTCCAACAAACAGCATGGGTGCTTCGTCATCCACAGCAGCCGACGGTTCAATCGACACATTCGATCCAGTGCTTATTTCATTGGTTCGTCGTTCTATGCCTAACCTAATTGCATATGATATCTGCGGTGTTCAGCCAATGACTGGTCCAACAGGACTTATCTTCGCAATGCGTTCACGTTACACATCACAGAGTGGTACGGAAGCTCTCTTCAACGAAGCTAACACAACCTTCTCTGGTTCTGCTGCTGGTAATACTGCTTCACGTCTCGTTGTAGGTAACGCTACAACTGGTCGCGTTCAGGCTTCTAACGATCCAACCGATCGTGCTTCAGCTGCTACGACTTCTTCGTACACTGTTTCTACTGGTATGGCTCGTACTTGGGCAGAACGTCTTGGTGACGGTACTACAGCTGGTGGTAACTTCCAGGAAATGGCATTCAGCATTGAGAAGGTTGCTGTTAGCGCAGTTAGCCGCGCTCT